TAGGTAAAGTTGCTGATGCTATTCCTGCTGAATTGTACGGAAGAGAAGATTTATACATCTATGTATCTCAAAACGTATTTAGAGCATACAAAAGAGCATTAGGAGGGTTTGCTGCTAACGGAGTTGGTGCAAATGGATTTATGGCACAAGGAAACAACCAAGATGTGAACATCTTATTCTTTGATGGTGTAAAAATCTTTATGGCTAACGGATTGTCTGCTAACACTATGGTAGCTACTACTAAAGACAACTTATGGTTTGGAACAGGNTTGTTATCTGACCACCAAGANGTTAANGTTTTAGATATGGCTGACTTAGATGGTTCACAAAATGTAAGAATCATTATGAGATTTACAGCAGGTGTTCAGTACGGTGCTATTGAAGATATCGTAACTTACGGAATTACAAATTCAGCTAACTAAGAATTAGCTTTTTAAAACAATTAAAGGGTAGGTGGGTTATCTACCTGCCCTTTTTTATTAACTTATAAAATATAAAAAATTATGGCTTGTGATTTTATAACAACAGGTAGGTTAGAACCTTGTAAAGATTCCGTAGGAGGTATAAATGCAATTTACTTTGTGCCTTACGGAGATATTGGTAGGTCTGACATAAATACTTTAACAGGGGTTATTGATAGTGTAACAGCAGACACTCCTGCTTACAAATTTGATGTTAGAGGTAATTCTAGTTATACTGAAAATATCCAATCTAGTAGAGAAAACGGAACAACTGCTTTTGAACAAGTATTGGAATTAACTTTCAAGAAACTGACTAAAGAGGACCAAAAGGTAATTAAATTATTGTCTTATAATAGACCTCACGTTATTATAGAAGATAATAATGGAAATAGATTTGTTTCGGGATTAGAGTATGGTTCTGATGTAACAGGAGGTACTGTTGTAACGGGTGCTGCTATGGCTGATATGAGTGGTTATACACTTACTTTTACAGGTATGGAGAAAGAGCCTGCTACTTTCCTTGATGCGACCAACTCAACTGATTTGGAAGGTATTGGATTCAGTGTTACTGATGGAGTATAGTAAAAATAACTTTTTGACAATAAGACCCTACCTTAATCGGTGGGGTTTTTTGTTAAATAAAACAAAAAAATATTTTTCAGTTATCATAGTATGTTAATATTAGAACCTACATTAGTAAATCAAACTATAACGATAGCACCTAGAAGTGAAAGCATAACAGGTACTTTTGTTTTAAATATAAGAAAAGATGGAGATGGTAAAACTGAATCTATAACAAATGCTACTTTAAATAAAGTAACTAATTTTGTTGAGGTTACTTTTGCATCTACAATATTTGATGAAGATTCTACTTATTACTTAGAAATAACTAAAGATTCAGATTTGTGGTATAGAGATAAGATTTATGTTACATCTCAAACAGCACAAGAAAGAGTAACTAATAAGCACGAGATAGGTAATGGTACAATCTACCAATCTTATGATTCAACTGATGATAACACATACATAATATAATGGCTTCAAACAAGAATAAATCAAAAATATACAAAGACAGTATTAGAATAGTTAATATGTCATCTTATGAAGTTCCCGAGATAAAGGAGGTTCATAATAAAGATTGGGTGTCTTTTGGTCAAAACAACGACTACTTTGATAATCTTATTGATAGATACTTAGATAGTCCTACTAATGGTAGGTGTATTAACGGTATTTCTGATATGATATATGGTAGAGGTTTAGAATCTACTAATTCAGATTTATTCCCGAAGGATTATATTAAGATGAAGCAGTTGCTTAAACCTAGAGATGTAAAAAGACTTGTAAATGACTACAAGCTACTAGGTCAAGGTGCTATGCAGATAACTTACAACAAGGCTAAAACACAAATACTAAAGGTATCTCATTTTCCTATGGAAACATTAAGAGCAGAAAAAGCTACTGATGGAAAAATAAAAGGATATTACTACCACCCTTGTTGGAAAGAGTATAAGAGTTCAGATAAACCTAAAAGAATACCTAGTTTTGGTAATGGTTCTAAGTCTGAAAAAAACGAACTATACATATTCAAGCCTTATAGAAGTGGTTTCTATTACTACTCTACTGTTGATTATCAAAGTTGTTTACAATACACTAAATTAGAATCAGAAGTATCTAATTATCACATTTCAAATATAGAAAATGGTTTACAGCCTAGTTTATTCGTAAACTTTAACAATGGTGTTCCTAACGATGAAACTCAACAAATGATTGAGAACAAGATTAACGATAAGTTTAGTGGTAGTTCTAATAGTGGTAAAGCTATTATAGCCTTTAATGAATCTGCTGAAACTAAAGCAGATATAGAAGCTATACATCTACCCGATGCTCATGCACAATACCAATTCTTATCTGATGAAGCTAGAGAGAAGATTATGTTGGGGCACGGTATTGTATCTCCTATATTACTAGGTATCAAAGACAATACAGGTTTTGGTAACAATGCTGAAGAGTTAAGAACTGCATCTGTATTAATGGATAACGTAATTATTAGACCTTTTCAAGATGGTATAATTTATGGTTTATCAGAAATATTAGAGTTCAACAACATTAATCAAGATTTATACTTTGTTACTCTACAACCTATCGAGTTTACTCAACTAGATAATATTGAAACTAAGATTAGAAGAGAAGAGGAAACAGGAGAGAAGTTATCTAGTCAAAAAGAAGATGAGGACTTTAGCGATGAAGAAGGAGATGACCTATATGACCAATTAGAAGGCTTAGGAGAGGTTTTAAGCGATGATTGGGAGTTAATCCATAGTGAAGTGTACGAAGAGGGAAAAGAGAGCGTTAAAATGGCTGAAATCAAGTATTCTGATAAAAAGTCAAGTGAAGATAACGACATCTACAAAGTTAGGTATGCTTATATGCCTGTTAGAAAATCTCCCGATAGTAGAAACTTCTGCAAAAAAATGGAATCATTAACCGATAAAAAGATTGTATTTAGAAAAGAAGATATAAATATGATGTCTTTTAGAGGTGTTAATAAAGAATTAGGTCATAAGAAAAGGAATTATTCTCTTTTAAAATTCAAGGGGGGTAAGAATTGTCATCACTATTTTGAGTTACAAGTTTATAAGAAGTCTAACGGTAAGAAAACAGATTCTCAAGATGCCTATGAAAAAGGTTTAAAAGAACCTAATAACCCTAAAGAGATGACTGAACGAATGATAGACAGAGCAGATAGGGGTGCATACAGAAGCACTTTAAGTAAAATCAAAGAAATAATAGGTTTATAGATGAAAGCACTATTCATAACAGTAAAAGACTTAAAAGCTAAATCCATAATTAGTGGTAACACTGATGCTGATAAGCTAATACATTTTATAGAGGTAGCACAGGATATTCATATCCAAAACTACTTAGGAGGTAAATTGTATGATAAGATGCAACAACTCATTTTAGATAGTGAGATAGACCTACCTGCTAATAGCGATTATAAGGCTCTTAGAGATGATTATATCAAGCCAATGCTAATATGGTTCACTCAAGCAGAATATTTGCCTTTTTCTATGTTTAAAATAGATAATGGAGGTGTTTCTAAGCATAGAGGAGAGGAATCTGATACTGTTAATTACGGGGACATAGATAGAATGATGTCTAGGATTAATGATAGGTCTGAATTTTACACTAGGAGGTTTTTAGATTACATCTGTTTTAATAGTAATAAATATCCCGAATATACTAATAATCAGAATGGAGATATGTATCCCGATAGAGATGCTGACACATTTTCAAGTTTTGTTTTATAATGGAGGAGGACAAGAAAAGAACATACAAAACTAAGAAGGAGAATATAGTAAAGTTATCTAGTTTCTATAAAAAAATAAAAGAAAAGACAAATGGCAAACGAAATATACGACAATAGTTGGTTTGGTAATACAATAGACACTTCGTCTTCTATTGGAACATCAACAGAGATGATACAAGGTCAAATAAACCTAGAGGGTAGGCAAGAGGTAGAAGCAGTAAAATGTTAGCAGATGCAATACATAAAATAGGAATACAGAACATACAAAACTAAGACAAATGGCAAAACCAACATTAGCATTAATACCATCAGCAATAGGGGATAAATTATATTCTGTTCTACCAAGTGATGGTGGTGGAGATTTTGATTTAACAAGAGCAACAACTGCAACAAGAGTAAATTCACAAGGATTAATAGAAACAGTAGCAAGTGGAGATGTAAGATTAGACTATCCTTTGGTTAATGGTGTAGTTAGTGGTTGTCCTCATCACTTAATAGAACCACAAAAAGGAAATTCAATAGGAAATTCTGAAGATATAACTGCAAGTAATTGGAATACATCAAATGCAAACACATTTTCAAATACAACAACATCTCCTAGCGGTAGTTTATCAATGGATAGTTTTATAGAGAATACTGCAACAAGTTCTCATAGCTTAAACCCGTTGAATATGACAATAACAGGAGGTTCAAAGAATTGCGTTTCTTTTTTCATTAAGAAGATAGATGGTGGAGCTGATAGATATATTAGGGTTGACTTTGTAAGTTCTGATTTTTCAACAGGTGCAAGAGCATTGTTTAATCCTCAAAATGGAACTGTTCAGATACCCCCTGCTTCAATAGGGTATGGTTCTTTTATTGATAGTGGTATAGAGGATTACGGAAACGGTATTTACAGAGTTTATTTAACTTGTAGATTAGATAGTAATAGAACAGATGCAAGAGTGCAATTATACTTACAACAGAGTGGTAGTGATTATTCAGCATC